TCTCTGCTCTACCTGGTGTAGACTATGAAACTAGAACTACAACTTATCAAGCTACTTGTACAATTTGTGGTCCAGGATATTCTACAGATGATATCATTGTAAGATATGATATCATAGATGTAGCTACCTCAACATTAGCTGCAGAAATGTGGTTCAATCAAACTTTACAAACTACTATTACCCCACCACCAGCACCTGGAGATTTGACTCCTATATCTGCTCCTAGTGGTGTAACAGTTCTTAATGGATCTGGTGCACAAGCTGTAAATATCCAAGATGGTGGTAACTCTATTACTGTAGATGGAACCTTTTGGCAAACTACTCAACCTGTTAACCAAGTAGAAAAAACAGGAGTATCAGGATTCACTACAGCTATTGCAGGAACTGTAGCAACAGATGTTATTGTGGCACCTGGTGCTGGGTTATTTAATTACATCACCCAAATACTAGTTACTAACTCTCATGCTACAGCTGGAACAGTTGTTACATTACAAGATGATACAGGCTTTCCTATATATTCTGGTTATGCTGGCCCTGCTGGTGGTGGTTTCTCAGTAAGTCTACCTACTCCAATAAAAATGCCTTCAGCTAATACAAAATTACAAGCTATTTGTAGTATAGCTGCAAATGTTTATGTATCTGCTTCTGGTTATAAAGCTGCATAATTATGGGAACTATACTACTAATGGGTGCTGGTCTTCAGACTACAGTAACTGGGCCAACCTATGATCCAGATGCTCAACTATTCTTTAATGCTGAAAGTGCAGCAGGAGTAACGCTTACTACTACTGAAAAAGATGCAGTTAATCAATGGGTAGTAGATAGCAAAGCAATAGGTATATGGACTAAAATGAAAGCTATTTACCCAATAGTAGGAGGAACAGCAACTGCTCACAAGTTTAACTTAAAAAATCCTTTAGATACCAATGCTGCCTTTAGGTTATCATTTATAGGTGGTGGAACACATAGTTCAAATGGATATTTACCAAATGGAGTTAATGCTTATGCTAATACTAATTTTGCTCCATCTGTTAATTCAACAAGTATAAATAACTTTCATAACTCTTATTACTCAAGAACAAATGTTAATTTAACACAAGTGGAAGCTGGTTGTGGTTCAAGTGATGCACAAGGTACTTTATTAGAAATAAGAACAGCTAATATAAGTTATATTAGAATAAATGCTCCAACAACAACATCTTTTGCAGATACAGATTCTTTAGGATTTTATAGTCAATCAAGATTATTAGGTAATACACAAAAGGGTTATAAAAATGCAGCACTAAAAGTAATAGGAACAGTAAACTCAAACACAACTCCTACTCAAAACTTTTACATAGGTGCATACAATAGCAATGGTGTGGCTGTATATTATTCATCAAAAGAATGTGCCTTTGCAACTATAGGAGATGGATTAACAGATTTAGAATCACAACTATTCTACCAAATTACAGAAAAGTACCAAGTAGCTTTAGGTAGGAATATCAATACTCTACAATCATTCTACTATAATAGTGCTTATAATAATGAAACTAATGCTTTCTTATTTAGCACACAAATAACTGATAATACTATTCAAACTGCTACTAATACTTTAGTAACTGATTTAAAGACTGCTAATATTTGGACTAAAATGAAGGCTATCTATCCTATGGTTGGAGGAACAGCCACTACACACAAATTTAATCTTGCCAATTCACAAGATTCTGATGCAGCTTTTAGATTAGTCTTTGCAGGTGGCGTTACTCATTCAAGTAGTGGAGTATTATTTAATGGAACTAATGGTTGGGTAGATACTTTTTTAAATATGTCTACACAATATTCAAATGCTTATGATGTTCATTTAGCTACGAATATTTATACTGATTTTGTTGGCACATTACCTCAAGGGCATATAGGGGCAAATGCAAGTAGTTCAAGTACTAATAGATTAGGTTCTACTGGTTCAACAAATGAAAGTTCATATTTAGGAAGATCAGTTCCATCTATAAGTAAGACAGTAACATCTACAACTCATAAGGGCTTTTGGTGTGGTAGTAGAACAGCTAATAATTTACATAATCTAATTGACCCAACTGGTACAATAACATCAGAAACAAGTATTATAACATCAACTTTACCAGCAGTAACAATAGGTTTAGGATGTAGAAGAAGTGCAACAAATGATTATTATAGTGGATTTGGTTATTCATTCTTTTCAGCAGGGGATGGTTTAACAACAACTGAAATGACAGCTTTAAAACTTGCAGAAACTAATTTCCAAACAGCTTTAGGTAGAATATAAAAAAATAAAAATTATGAATTTAACAGACATAACAAGAGCAGAATGGACTACTTATGTAGGACTTTTAACAGTAGAACAAAAAGATGAATTAGTAGGGCAAATGTATGCTCCAGATTCTTATTTTAATCCTATACAGGATAATGCAGATAATTGGATTATCTCTGTTGAAGAGATGGAGTATAACATAAATCCTGTATATGCATGGGTTAAAGATCTAGACTTAATATTGTATGTTCCTAAAGAGAGCCCTTTAGTACCAGTAGATGAAAATTAATTTGGTGTAATAATAATTTTTTAGTATATTGGTATATGGATGCAGATCAAATAACCTTTGGAATAAAAGATGTAATAGGTATATGCCTAGGACTTATAAGCATTTTTGGATTCCTATATGCAATTAAAAGATCTTCAGAGAAATCTGAAGAGAAATACATGTCCCTTGATACTGATTTTAAAGCCTTTAAAAACAATGTAAATGAAAGATTTATGCATGGAAAGAATTCCAAAAAAGCTAATATTGAAGAAATCATGAGTGTAATCCAAAAAAACAAAGATGAGGTTGAGAAAAAAGAATCTCAGATCTACACTAGAATTAGTGAATTAAAACAGGAGCAACAAGATGCTCATGAAAAGCTTTGGGTAAAGCTTGATAGTGTTGAGAATATGCAAAGAGCTATGAGTACTTCTCTAGCAGAATTAAGTGGTTATTTAAAAGCTAAAAAAGAAATATGAAGACCTTAAAAAATTACTACAAGCCCACTCCTAAGAAATGGAGAAAACTAGGTGATGCTTTATTAGCATGTGCTGGCCTAATAGGTGGTGGAGGTATTCTAGCTTATGATCAGTTAAAAGATATCTACACTCCTAAAGAATTGAAGATGTTTATAGGAGCAGCTTTGGTAGTAGGTATAGCTGGTAAATTCTTAACCAACTTTTTTACAGAAGATGAAAAAACAGTTTAATTTACTATTGATCATATTATTAGTAGGTATTAGTAGTTGTGTACTTACTAAAAAGCAGAAGAACAACTTCTTAGCTAAGTACTGTGAGAGAAAAGATAGCATAGTCTATATCAAGAAAGACTCTATAGTTCTTAAGGATACTACTATATATGTACCTACTGTGGTTAATACTCCTATCTACCTGGAAAATCCTTGTGCATTATTATGTGATTCCTTTGGTAAACTTAAACCATTTACAAGAACTGAAAAGAAGAATGGGTTAAAAAGCACTATCAAGTCAGTAGGAAATGTACTAGTAGTAGAGTGTGAAACAGATTCCTTAAAAGCAAAGATCCAATATCTTGAACATCATATAATTGATATAGAGAAAAGTCACACTGAAAATACAGTGCAAAAGCCTTGTGAACTTAAGCATAGAACCAAGTTTGATGGATTTACCTGGTGGTGGTTTTGGATTACTGCAGGTATATTAGCTCTATGGATCTTAATTAAATTTGGCAAAAGTTACCTTAAAACATACCTACCTTTTATAAAATAAATTTTGAAAGTTTAAAACTTTAAAGTATATTTGCATATAACTTTAAAAATTTAAACCACATGTCACAAGAAACCAACCAAGAGACAGCTGAACAACTTACTCCAGAACAGCTTAAAAAAAGGAGAGATGATCTAATCACTTATTACAAAAATCAAACTGCTGTACTTGAAGCTCAATTTAAGTATGAGGCTGTAATGGCTGATATTGAAGAGCAAAGAGTAAAAAGAATGACTATGATCATGAGACAAGCTCAGATGGCAGCACCTCAACAAGAGGAAGAAGAAGAGGAAGAACCTTCTGCTGAATCTAACCTTACTCCGGAGCCTGAGCCTGAGCAACCCAAAGAAAGAAAATTAAAAACTTCTTAATTAACCCAGTCAATTAAACCAACATGGCAAAAGTTAATAAAGTAGATAAGAAGGTCAGTATGACCTTAGAGGAGATTATTAAGTTTCAGATAAACACCTATTGTTATATAAACAAAATAACAATAAGTGAATCTGAGCTTAGTTGTCTAACTCTTCTTGGTCTAAATATAAAGGCTGAGTTATCAGATTTTTGTAATGCTTGTTGTGCTCCTGAAAACAAAGACAAAGATTCAACCCTTACTCATACTAAAGCTATATTTAAAACTCCACAAACTGTGAGGAATTCATTAGCTAAGTTAGCTAACTATAACATTATAAGTAAGGATGGTCTTGGTCACAACAAAACAATTGAGCTAAACAAAGATCTTAAGATTCAAACTGAAGGTAATATATTATTGGATTATAAAATTTTTCACATTGATACCCAAGAAAGCTAAAGATTTTAGAAAGCAAACTGCAGAAGATACAGGTTATTCTAAAGACCTTGTAAATTCCTTTTTAGATTTCTACTGGGAAAGAGTTAGAAAAGAGTTATCAGATTTAGTTTATCCCAAGATACTAATACCAGGCTTAGGAACTTTTAGAATAAAGCATTGGAAACTGGATGAAACTAAAGAGCACTATGAACAGATATTAAGCAGGATTGAAGGAAACTTTCAAAAATATGCAATGTTCAAAGATATTACTGATAAAGTTCAAAAAATAGAAGCTATCAAAAGTGAACTATTAAAAGAAAAAATTAGATTAGATAACAAAAAAACTTTAAGAAAAAATGAAAGCATTAAAAACAATATGGAAGAACAAGTCTCAGATATGGGAAGGATTCAAGAACAAGATATTCAAGAACAACAAAATAGAGAAACTATACAAGGAGAGAATGGAGATATGTAATGCATGTCCTATTATTGACTTCACAGGTGCAGGGTGTTTAGTACATGGTACACAACCTTGCTGCTCAGAATGTGGTTGTAGTTTATCACTTAAGTTAAGATCACCAGAATCAGAGTGCCCACATCCTAATGGACCTAAATGGAAAGAGGTTAAATTATAATAATCTAAAAGCAACTCAAACAACAAATCAAAATGGCAGTAACATTTCAAGCAGAAAATCATAAATATCAAAGTCTTGATCCTGATGATAGAATAGAGTGGACTAGTGTAACTAGTTTTGTAGGGATGTTCAAGCAGAAGTTTGATCCTGTAGCTCAATCTATTAAGTCTTCTCAAAATAAAAGATCTAAATGGTATGGAATGGATCCTAAAGAAATCCAGGCTCATTGGACTAGTGAGACAGATAGAGCAATCACTGCCGGCTCTTGGTATCATGATCAAAGAGAGTCAGATCTTATGAGTATTGATACTCTTCAAAGACAAGGTATTAATATACCTATTATTAAACCTATATGGGAAGGTACTGTTAAAAGAGCTCCTGTACAAAGATTGACTGAAGGGATTTATCCTGAACATTTTGTTTACCTAAAGTCTGCAGGTGTATGTGGACAGTCAGATAGAGTTGAGGTTATAAAAGATACTGTAGATATTATTGATTACAAGACCAATAAAGAGATTAAGCTAACAAGTTTTGTAAACTGGGAAGGTAAATCAGTAAAAATGAGTGGACCATGTTCACATCTTGATGACTGTAATTTTAATCATTATGCTCTACAACTCAGTATTTATATGTATATTATATTAAAGCATAACCCAAGACATAAACCAGGTAAGCTCATGTTACATCATGTAATCTTTGAAAAAGAGGGTGAAGATAAATTTGGTAATCCTATTTCTAAAAAAGATAAAGATGGTAATCCAATAGTTAAAACTGTTGTACCCTATGAAGCACCTTATATGAAGTCTGAGGTTATTGCAATGATTAATTATTTAACTGATAACAAAAAGAAAATATGAGAAAAGTAGTAATGGTTGAATTTAATCTTGTTTTAGAAAACAGCAGATTAAAAGAAGATTTAGGTATAGAGCACTTACATTTTTCTAAATGTACTTTTAATATTGCCAATATTGAATATTTTAGAGAATCTTTAAATAATGAGGGTGAAGCAGAACCTTATACTGTAGCTATCCTAGATACAGGCTCTGTCTTATGTTTAGATATAACTTATGAAAATTTTAAAAAATTATATACAAAGACTATAGTAAATGAGTAATGATGAATACCAACACCAAAGCTATTGGGTATCTAATAGTAGTGTAACATGGGTACAAGAACAAGAGAAAAAAGCATTATTAAAGATAAATGAAGATTTAGAAAAATGGTGGGTTGCTACAAGTCCTTGCCCTACAAAACTAAAATTAATATTAAAAAATGATAAGACTATTTGATTTACAGAATGGACAGGTGATTCCTACAGAACACTGTTACACTATAGGATATCTTAAAGATATTATAGATGAATACCCTGAGGACTATACATCTGTATATGCTTTTCTATTTTATATGACATGTCCTAATGAGGATCTTAACCCATACTTTAATATAAAAGAAGATGATAAAGAAACTCTTATACTAAATGACCTAAGAGCTAACTTTACTACTGAAGATCCTTTAGTAATTACAGCATTAACTAATATAAAAGAATTATTTGAAACTCCTACATCAAGAGCTTTTAGAGGAATAAAGATAGCACTTGATAATATGGCTGATGTAATGTCAGAAACAAAACCTACCTTTGGTAGAGATGGATCTGCTACAGCCTTATTAAGAATAGCAAAAGATTTTGATGATGTAAGACAATCTTACAAAGGAGTATATAAAGATTTACAAGATGAACAATCAACTAGAACAAGAGGTGGAGGCTCTTTAGCTTATGATCAATAAAGATAATTTATATGACTGGTTATTTCACTATAACCATTATACTAACATGTGGAATGCATTTAAAAGAGATGATCTTAATAAATACTTTAATGGGGAATTAGAAAATGCATTATCTTCAAAAAAACATAGTACTTTGGTAGATATCATTGAGAAGACTGGTGGTGATGAGACCAAGATCAAGAAACTATTAAAGAATGGATAAGTTTTTTTATACTGATATTCCTACTTGGGACAATGGTACATGGACCACTACTAGTTTTGATACCAGAACTGAGTTTAGAGATTTTGTATTATCTATATTTAAAGAACCTGGTAAATATGTATATGATGAAACAGCTTATATATTTAATGCAGAAGCTAGGAGATACAATGAGCAAAAGTTTTATTGCTCAGCTCCTGTAAAAAGTAAAGATTTTATTACCTATTGGGATGATCAAAAAACCAAATGTAGAAAAGGTGTTATTTTTCATAATGCAGGAAAGACTTGGTACCTCACTAGAGAATACTACATGTGGCTTAACTTCTTACCTATTAACAATAAAGAGATAAGAAGATTCTCTTTCCCAGATATTAGAGATGCTCAATATCACATGGCCCTTTATGAGGTTTTAGCAGAGTTATTCTACAAACATGCAGCAATCTTAAAGAAAAGGCAGATAGCATCATCTTATTTCCATGCCGCTAAATTAATCAACTGTATATGGTTTGAAGAGACTCCTATCCTAAAAATAGGTGCTAGTCTTAAAACTTATGTAGCAGATACTTGGAGATTCTTAAATGAATATAGAAACTTCTTAGATGATAATACTGCTTGGTATAGACCAATGAACCCAGGTAAGGTTCTTGACTGGCAACAACAGATTGAGACTTCAGTACCTGGTCAAAATAGAAAGACTAATAAAGGTTTAAAAGGAGTTCTTAAAGGAACATCTTTTGAGAAAGATCCTACTGCAGGTGTGGGTGGACCATGTACTTACTTCTTCCATGAAGAGGCTGGTATTGCTCCTAAGATGAATGAGACTTTTGGATACATGAAGCCAGCTTTAAAGTCAGGTATGATTACCACAGGTACTTTTATTGCTGCAGGTTCTGTGGGTGATCTTGATCAATGTGATCCATTAAGAAAGATGATCTTACATCCTGAGGCTAATGATATCTTTTATGTTGAGTCTAATTTACTTGATGATAAAGGAACATTTAGTAGATCTGGTTTATTTATACCTGAACAATGGTCAATGCCCCCTTGTGTAGATAAATATGGTAACTCATTAGTAGAAGAAGCTTTAAAAATGCTTGATGAATACTTTGAGAAGAAGAAGAAAGACCTAGCCCCAGAAGAGTACCAGCTAGAGTTGTCTCAGCACCCTAGAAATATTGAAGAGGCTTTTGCTACTAGAACAGTATCTATATTTCCTAGTCACTTAGTAGCAGCTCAAAAAAGAAGGATTGAAGAAAAGGAATATCCTATAGAGTACATAGAGCTTAATAAAAATGCTGATGGTACTTTTGTAGCAGAGAAAAGTAAGAAGGCTCCTATCTTTGAATTCCCTATAACCAAGAGTACTGAGGATAAAACCGGTGTCATAGTCATTTATGAGAGACCAATTAAGGATGCCAAGTGGGGAACTTATTATGCATCCATTGACCCTGTGGCACAAGGTAAGACTACTACTTCTGACTCTTTGTGTTCCATCTATGTATATAAGATTCCTATAGAAGTAACCAGGAAAGATGCTGTGGATGTAGAAACTTTTATAGAACAAGATAAGATAGTTGCATCATGGTGTGGAAGATTTGATGATGTTAATAAAACTCATGAGAGACTTGAGCACATAATTGAGTGGTATAATGCATGGACATTGGTAGAAAGTAATGTTCCTGGATTCCTTACTCATATGATGAAAAAGAGAAAGCAGAAATATCTAGTCCCTAAAAGTCAGATTACATTTAGAAAAAATGTAGAGTACTCCCAACATGGGCCTGAAGAGTATGGGTGGAGAAATACCGGCACTGTCTTCTCAGCTAATATCTTACCCTACCTAGTAGACTATTGTAGAGAAGAATTAGATGTTGAGACTGGTGAAGATGGTAAGATTTACAAAACAACTTATGGGATAGAGAGAATACCTGATGTAATGGCCATGGTAGAAATGCAACATTATAGAGAAGGACTCAATGTGGATAGACTTATAGCCTTAGGAGCACTTATTGCTTTTGCTAAAGTGCAGGAGGCTAACAGAGGTATTATGAAAAGATTTGAAGATACAGGTAAAAAAAGCTTGGATAATTCAAAAAATTTATATAAATTTACTAACAGCCCATTCCGACATATAGGGATGGGCCAAGGAACATTGGATAAAAAACCTCCAAGAAATCCTTATAAAAACTTAAGATAAGAAGATATGCAAGTATTAAATGCAATGCAAATGAAGTCTGGCAAGAAGGCCGAGTATAATAGAATGGGTTCTATTACACAGCCTCTGCAATTTTTACCAAAGAAAGAAAAAGATGCTGAATGGACAGCCTGGAATCTTGACTGGTTAGAATGGAATGGTCTTAAGCAAATTAGGAGAAATGCTAGAAGGTTGATGAAAAACTATAAAC